AAACATAGCAAAAAGAAAAGTTGAAAGTAAGGTTAAAGCATATGGAAGAAGCCCAAAAGAAACTAAGTATTCTATTGACAAGAAAACTGGTAAATATACAGCTTATAATACTGTTAAAAAATTTGGCAAGGGTGGCTTAATACAATATGATTAGTATATAATAATGATTGATTTATAATTTGTTTTGTTGGTTTGAAAGGGGTGCAGTAAAATGTACCCTTTTTTTTATTAACTTTACATCATGAAAACAATGGATAAGCAAAAAAGTAAATTTGGTGTAATTGAGTTAATGCCTAACGACAGTATCTATGGATATGTAAATGTAAAAGAGTTTTCTGATACAAAAGAAATTGAAATTTACGAAGATTATATAGATATGGGTTACTTACCACAAGAAACCACTTATAGTGTAGTAGGAGGTAGTATATCTGATTTAGAGTTTAAGTATGAAGATGATGATGGTTCAATGCAAGAAGGTATTATTTCACACGTTAACCATGGTGTACTTTTAATGAAAACTAAACTTAAAAAGTATGTACCTTCTCAAGATAAGTAAGACTGGTAAAGTGATAGAAGATGATGGTATATTTGGTATACCTGAGTTTAAAGAAGTTATTGATTTAAAAGCATATGGCAATAGAGGATTAATGTTTGTTGCCTATATAGCCGATTACGATTCCCCTTATAGACATTTTACAGAAGACGAAAGAATGAGGGCGGTAGCCAAAGACTTATACGGAACGTATGAGTGGAAGGGTGTAAAAAATAAAAAAATTGCTAACGCAATTAAAAAGTATAAAGAACTACAGTATGACCCTCTTGATGCGCAGTTATCTGCATTTAATGAGAAGCTTGATGAATATACAACATTACTTGATAGAACTAAAATTAATATAGATAATGCAGCTGACATACAGAAAGTTATGATAGGTGTAGAGAAAATATTAGCTACTAGACGTAAGTTGGTAGATGAGATTGAAAGACGTGGAGAGCGTTCTAAAATAGCAGGTAATAGAGAGTTGAGTTACTTAGAAACTTTACAGAGTCAAAAGAATGTATGATATTAAAAAATATCAACCTCTTATATACGAGGGAGTACCTGATTTAAGTCCAGATAGTGTAGCGTTTAAAGAATTTTGGGATATGCAAATAGACCGATGTAAAAATGGCTACAAACCTAGAGGTATGGATAAGATTACAGGTAAACATTATTATTATCTTAATTTCTATAAAATACTAGGTAATGATGGTGAAGATGGTAATAGTCGTAAGACTCTTATAGCTCCATGGTACAGAGATATGGATAAAGTTTACTTTGACTTGTTTGATAGGTGTAAGAAGGAAAATAAAGGTATGATTGTAATTAAAGCTCGTGATAAGGGCTTTAGTTATATGAACTCTGGAATATTAGCACATGAATACACTTTATATCCATACAATCATGTTGGTGTAGCTGCTGGTTTACAAGTGACAGCTACATCTTTTTTTGATAAAGTAAAAGCAGGATTAAACAATCAGAACTCTAACTTTAGACATTCTGTTTTAAAGGAAGGAGAAGAAGTTCTCAAATCAGGATATAAAATAAAAGATAAAGATGGTAAGTGGGGTGTTGGAGGTTTTCAATCTGTAATACACTGTCGCACAATGAGTAACCCTGAAGTATATAAGGGTGAGCGTTTGTCTGTTATGGTATTTGAAGAAGCAGGTGAATTCAAGGAACTTTTAAATGCATATATGTCATCTAAGGCATGCTTTATGGATGGTGATATGCAATATGGTGTACCTATTATTGGAGGTACAGGTGGTGATATAGAAGCTGCATCTAAAGATTTTATGGAAATGTATTATAATGCAGAAGCATTTAATCTTATACCATTATTTATACCAGCATCTATGTGTTATCATGGATACTTTGATACAAAAACAGGTATATCAGATGTAGATGGCGCTACTAAAGCACTAAAAACTCGTAGAGAGAAGCTTCATAAAGCAGGAAATCAAAAAGGTTACAACTTAGAATTACAAAACTATCCACTTACAGTGGAAGAAGCATTCTTACAAACAAAAAATGCAAGATTTAATGCTTCTAAAATAAATGCACAGAGAAGTGAAATTTTAACTAATGAAAGCCTGCAAGGTCAGATACAAAAAGGCAGGTTAGAATGGGATGGTGAAGGCATGAATGTTAAATTTGTTATAGACCAAAAAGGCCCATATAAAATTTTAGCACACCCTAAAACTGAATTAAAAGGTTTAGATATAGGTGGTATAGATTCATATGACCAAGACGAAGCGTCTACTTCATCTCTTGGTAGTGCAATTATATTTAGAAGATTTTTTAATACAGAAATACCTGGAAACTACCCCATAGCTGAGTATACAGACCGACCTGAGACTGCAGAAGAGTTTTGGGATGGATGTTTAAAATTAGCCGTATATTACAACGCTAAAATGTTAATAGAATATACCCGTATAGGTATAATAGGATATTTCCAAAGAGCAGGCGGTAAAAAATATTTAAAAGAAAGACCAACAACTGCACATTCACCTAAGACTGTTAACAGAAATAGGTATGGTTTGCAAATGAATAAACATACAAAAGCTGTAATGGAGCAGTTTATGGAAACCTATATAGAAGAGAATTGTGATGATATATGGTTTATAGATTTATTAGATGAATTAGGTAATTATGGATTACGTAATACGGATAGGGCTATAGCTTTTGGTTTATGTTTAGTACATGATATAGATTTATACGACAAACAAGTAAAGCAAAATCAAGAAACTAAAAAAGATATTGGTTTTGTATACTATAAAAGAGAAAATGGAAGATTAATACCATATAAAAATTAAAAAATGAGTGAATTTCCAAAACAGTTTATACCAGACAGCGAAAAAGATAAAGACTGGTGCGACAAAAACATAGAAGGTATAATAAGCCAACTAGAACAGAATAATAGTGAAGGTGCGGTTAGTGATTACGACAAAGATGTACGTAATTATAGGTTATACAATGGTGATTTAATTTATGATGATTACAGTTATGTAACAGAGCAATATAATATGCCATCACCTGCTACTATGGGTAACTATCCTTTGTCTAAAAACAAGATAGATTTAATATGTAATGAAGACTTAAGTAGACCTTTAGATAAAAGCGTATTTGCTGTTAATTTAGATGCTGCTATTAGAAAAGAACAATTTAAAGTATCTTTAATAGCAAACGATTTATTAAAGGAAGTAAATGCGGAGCTAGAAAATACTTATGGTATGGAGTTGGAGATGGATAATAAAGATTTTCCTATACCTGACGATATAGATAAATTTATGCGATTCGAATATAAAGAAGTTATAGAAGAATCAATCAAAGACGGCCTTGATTACTTAGCAGAAAAATATAAAATGAAAAAAGTATTTCACGAGGGTATGCGTGATTTACTTGTTACAGGTAAAGAGTTTTTCAAAATATATATTAAAGATAACGACCCATACGTTAGACGAGTTGACCCTAGGCAATTTGTGTATGACAAATCTATAGAAACAGACTTTATAGAAGATGCACAATGGGCAGGTGAAGAAAGATGGCTTAATGTGAACGATATACTTGATGAGTATAGAGATGAGCTTGAACAAGAGGATATAAGAGAACTTGAGGAAATGCGTCAGTCTACTACAGAAAATCTAGACAGATGGAACAACAAACATAATTGGGTTGAAATAGATAACTATAAAACAGTTAAAATACGAGTTGTATCTGCAGAATGGAAATCTATTAAAACTATTAGAGTAAAAGTTTCTGAAAATAAACACAACCCTGAACACCCATTTCACAAAGTTGTAGGAGAAAACTACAAAAAAAGAAAAGGTGATGTTATAGAATCTAAACACGTAGATGATATATGGGAAGGAACAAAGATTGGTGGTAAAATATTGGTTAGATGTCGTAGAAGACCAAATCAAGTTCGTTCTGTAGATGATGCAGGTACAACTTCTTTATCTTATGTAGGTGTTTGTTTTAATCATAGTACTGGTAAATCACATAGTTTAATGGATATACTAAGACATGTGCAAATGTTATACAATATAGTTATGTATCACATTGAGCTTGCATTAGCACGTTCAGGTGGTAAAGCAGTAGTGTATGACGTTTCACAAATGCCGTCTAATATAGGTATGGATATGCAAGAGGTTATGTATCACCTTAAGAATGATGGTATTATACCTATTAATACAAGAGATGAAGGTGGAGATACAGCTTCATTTAATCAGTTTCAGCAAATTGACTTTACATTATCACAATCAGTTCAGCAATTAATTAATTTAAAGATGATGCTTGAACAAACTGCAGCACAAATTTCTGGAGTATCTCCACAAAGAGAAGGTGCTGTTGAGCAATATGAATATGTGGGCA